CCAGGCCAGAGTCGTTAAGCAACGTGCGCAGTTCGGCGGTGCCGAACGTGTCAAGTGCCTTCTTTGCAACTGAAAGGTTCTCGGTGATCTTGTCACCACCGAATTCCTTGTCGGCCTTTGAAGATTCCGCCCATTGCAAGCGGACTGCCTCAACCTGTGCTGCCTGCCGCGTGCCGAGCTTGTCGGACATTGCGGTAAGCATCTTCTGCGCGGCATCTTGGGTCAGGTTCAATTCCTTGGCAACCTCCGAAAACGCTTCTACGGTTTCGGCGTCGAGTTGCTTGCCCTCAGGGGCCTTAAACTCGTACTTCTCCGGTGCGCCTTCCGGCTTCACCTGCTCGGTTGCCTCGGGCTTGCCAGTATTGGCCGACTCCGCGGCTTGCTGGTCCTGGGCCTTCGGTGCCTGTTGCTGTTCTCCGTAAAGCACTTCGGCCGTCGCCGCTGCGCCCTTTGGAGTTTCAGATTCCGGAATGCCGTTATTGTTCGTTGGGGCTTCCGTCATCATTGGTTCGGTCATTGGTTTGCTCCTTCATCATGGTTGGGTACAACTCTGGGCAGAGAGCGTGAACCTGTGAAAGAGTGCGAAGTCCGTAATTCCTGTTGCCCTCGGCGAAAGCCATTGCCATCGCGTTGGTATTGAAAGACGAACGAAACACTCCTGCCTGGTCCAGTAGCCGCCATACAACCCGGCGGCCTCGCTTGCTGCTCATCAACCATCGAATGTCCGACTCCTCGCTTTCGCGCTCAAGTTTGTCGCGCATGGCACGGTTGGCCTGAATGCGCTCTTGACCGCGAATGTCGAGCGGGTCGTGTGTACTCATCGGGGGAATCTATCGACTCGTCAAATGCCTATGGGTCCCATTAGGCAAGGCGAGTCAACTTGTAAAGCGTCGAAGAAATCAACGTGCAGATTGCGTCGATCTCGTTCTGAATGTGGCTCTCAGTACCCATGACCATGCGGTCGGATTCAAGGTATTCATAGATCTTCTGCACTTCGGCCAACGGGGTCGGAGCCATCTCAAACGCGCCAGGGCCAAACTTGAGCTTCTCGCCAGTGCAACCCATCCACGCTTCGGCAAGATCGTCAATCGCCTCGCGCAGCGGCTCGTACACGCTCAGGGCTTTGTGGGCCGCGTAGCTGCCCGGACCTTCCACCATCAGGTGGTGCATGTGAATGGCGTTTGCGCAGTGCATGAGACGCGAGATAAAGGCCGATGCGCCAGCGGCGTCGCCCTTGGATTCGGGACCGTAAAGAAGCGTCATTGCCTTTGCCATGTGTCAGACCTCTACTGCGGAAGGGGAGTTGTAACCGGAGAACATGTTCATAACGTCCGTCAGGGCATTCTGCTGGCCTCCGGTCGGGGCCTGCGCCATGTTCTTGACGGTCTGCGACTGCTGCTGCATGGCAGCAGCCTGAGCCTGTGCCGCCTGCGCCTTGGCCCGGGCATCGCGCACCACGGCCACGTTCTTGTCGGCAATGATGAGGCTCGGGTCAACGCCAAGCATGTCGCTGTAAATGTCGGCCCACTGGTCGGCGTCGAACTTGTCAAGCACATCGGGCTTGAACTGCGCCACTGCGCCGAGGTTGCCCACAAAGCGATCCACGCTGTTGGTGCCGATGGCACGCTGCGCCTGGGCAAGCATGGACACAAACTCCACCGACAGATCCATTCCCTGCAATTCCTCGGGGGCGGGCGGGATCAGGCCAGCGGAAACCATGTGCGAGAACGTGATGTCAATCAGCGGGTCCAGCAGCTCGTTGTGCAGGCGCTCAAGGACCGGGCCAAGCATCAGTATCTTTTCCTCATGCCGCTCAGCCACCTCGGTCGCGGTCATGCGCGTGTCCGTGGCGTTGGCAAGCATCAGGAACAGGTCGGCGTAGAACGCACCACGCACGCGTTCGCGGCAGTCCTGAATGTCCATCAACAAGTGCTGAAGGTTCAGGTTGACATCGAACGCCGTGCGGATGGGCTGCGAAGTACCGTCCACAAAGGTGACGCCACCAGGCAGCATCTCCACATCGCGGTTCTTCATGGAAATCGGAACCTGAAGCGGCGGCTTGGTTTGGTAGTCAATGACCTGCGCCTTGCGCAGCTGCTCATGCTGCAACTGCTTAATGTCTCCAAGCGCTTCCATGCCAGGGCTGTTGCCGTAAATGTCGCCGCCAGCGGTTGCCCACCTGGGGACAAGACACGGAAAGTTCTGGAAACCGCCAACGCGCAGGAACTTGTCCTGCTCTCCGCCAACCTCAAAATACCACGACCCAAACGGCATGTTCTTGTTGTCGCGCTTCTTTATGTCGCGGTCAGCACGCGGCTCAATAGCGTGGATGATGGGAATCCACTTGTCTAGGTTGCCACGGTCGTACATGCTCTTGACCGTATTGGAGCAATTGTCGTAACCGAACTCCTTCACGATCTCGCCAACGGTTTTCTCAAACTCACGGTACAGCGTGCAGACGCGGCCTTGATAATCGGTGGCAATGCAGTATTCGCCCGTGGTCACAGGGTAGTGATGCACCACGTTCTTGAAGTCAGGCAGCATGATGCTCGCCGCCGTGCCGAAGCAGCCCAGTTCCTCATACATCTGGTGCAGGGCGCGGTAGGTGTTCGACCGCTGAAAGATTGCTTGCATCCGCTTGGTGACATCATCCAGCCACAACTTGACGGGCTGAAACGAGTTAAGCTGCGGGTCAGCGGTAGCCAGGCGAAACCACGGGCGAGCGGGCGAGGTCGCTCCGGCCATCATGCCGGCCCCGAGCGTTCGCAGCGCCCGCGTGCCCGTGTTGTCGTAGATGTTGTTGTGACGCCGCCATCCCTTGTCGCGGTCCTGCCGAAAGTAACGGCCGTTGCGCGGAAGGATGTAGGTGGTCAGTTCCTGATAGTGCGCCCACCAGGTGGCGCGTTCGGTCTTGAGCTGACCCCAGCGGGTGAACAGCTGATCCCGCTTGGGTGCGCCCGGATACGAACCTCCGTCACCTGTGTATTGGCTCATTGATTACTGCCCAAGAAGGGTTGACTTGCCAAGCGCGAGCGTGTTCGGGTTGACGCCACCAGGTCCGGTGAGCATCGTGTTGGGGGCTGGCGTGCCAGCATTAGCCATAAGCGTGGCAACATCGGCTTGCTTGCGGTTAGCCGCGGCTTGAGTCTGCTGACTCATGCGCTGCTCGCTTTCTGCGCGTCCAATTGCCGCAGCCTGCGCCTTTTTCTGCTGTTCACGCGCCTTGTTCTGCGCATCATTTGCGCTGACTGCGCCGTAAGCAGTTGCACCTGCGCCAGCGGCTGCGGCGGCTGCCATTGCAATCATTGCTGCCGTTGAGGTAATCATGTTTGTGTTCCTTTGAAATACTGCGTTTCCGATTTGGCGTATCCAAACCTAGTTAGCATTCGTTCGACGTTTGGGCCATGATCCATTTCAAGCGACGCCATGAACATGCAATCGGCGTTGTTTTCTTTCGCCCAATCCTCGTATGCCTTTAACAAACGAAACGCAATTGGAGTGTTTCTGGCATGAGGCTCAACCCACCAAGCAAGTTCGGATGCCATCATGCGTGATGGCGAAAACCAAACTGGACCAATTACCGCAACAAACATTGCAACCAATTCGCCGTCAACATCTGCAACAAATACGCCAAACATCGGCGTGTCAACAATCATGCGAGATTGAGCGACAAGCTCTTCTTCGTTCGGCTCCATTAAGGCGCTGTGCGGCGCGTACTTGATGAAATGCCGTGCCATCCGAACCAACGATGGAATGTCATCCTGCGTTGCTTGTCGAATGCACGACATACGCGGAACCGTACCCCTTGGTTTGCCGCCTATGGGTCCCTCAAGTGTTTGCATACGGGTCGTATTCCTCAGACTTGTTCTTCTTTACGCGGTCATAGATGTCGCGTGGCAACTTCTTGCGCACGGGGAATGCGAACGTGAGCGCAAGCGCGTCAGCAATGTCGGGCGAGCCGCCGCCCTGGAGCCGCTTCTTGATCTCGTCTTTGGCCTCAAGCATGCGCTTGCCAGCCGCGTCGTACCAATAGATTGGCGTAGATAGCTCTTGCTTCAGGTCAACGTGGTTTGGGATTGCGCCGCCCTGCTCAATCCATTCCTTGATCGACCACCACATTTCCGTGCGGCGGTTGACAAACAGGTTGGATTGAATTGCCTTGCCGCCGAATGGCACCTCCACGATGTCGTAGTCCAATTGCCGGAGTCGGTCGATGACGCCAGCGCCGGCACCGCTGTCAATGAACACGGCGTCCGGGTCCCAGGTCTCAATGATGTTCGCCACCCTTGCGGCCAGTTCCATGTTGTCGATGCCACGGTAAATCGTTGGATCAAACGCCTGAATGCCCTGCCGCTTGATGATGACGCTGCGGTCATCGCCAAACCGTGCGGGGTCCACGCCAAGGACCTTGGGCGCACCGTCAATATCCTTGTCGGT